AACGTGACCCGCGCCAGCGGCGATTGCGCTCGCTGGCCCGCCGCTCACGAGCACGACGTCGCCGTGCTCTAAAAATTTCGCGTAGAGCAGATCGCCGTCCGCGACTTCGATTTCTTCTTGGTCCGTGTACGGATGTTTCGTATACGGGTCGCGAAAGCTCAGACCCGGCGCCGGTTTCACGCGCATCGCTTTGTCCCTTGTCAGTCGAATAGGTTGGTGAAAAGCAGACCGCCGCCTTCAAGACGCCCGTCAGGGCCATGCGTGCGCGGCGCGGGCACGACCGATTGCGGAAAGAGAGTCCCGGCATACGTGCCGCTCGGATCGAAGATGTTGACGAGATCGGTCGAGATCGACATCTCGGCGATTGGTGCCGCGTCCGCTTCGGTGTTGACAAAATCTTCCGGCCCCTCGCGGAAGCGCATGTCGAACGTCATCCGCACCTCGCCGACCGGGTCTTTCGCCTCGCGCGACACCTCGAATTCGGTGCTGATGCGCGGAAAGTTCTCGATGTCGAGCATCAGCGGATAGGCGTTGATGATTGTCGTCTCGATCTCGCGCTTGAGCCGTTCGAGCGCCGGAACGATGAGATCGGCACCGTAGTCGCCGGTCTCGCCCGGCGCAGAGACGCGCCCTGCGATGGTGATCGTCGTCGTCGTGTTGAATTCCGGCGCCGCGTTGCCGGTCGATTCCCGGTTTTCGATGTAGACCGAGTTCAGCAAGATCGCGGGAAGCTTGGCGATGGTGAGCGGCCAAGTGCGCGAGCGATAGACCGAGCCGCCCGCGCTCGTCCCGTCGATCAGCAATTGCTCGATGATGTCGATCAGCCGGGCGCTGTAGGTCTTGCTCGGCTGCGCAGGGCTACTCATGTCGTCGCCTGTAGCTTGAGCCGTGCGTTGCCGTGGCTGTCGATCAGGACTTCCATCACGACGTAGGTGGTGCCGCGCAGAACGACCTTGTCGTCCTGCAACGGTGCCGTGACGAATTCTGCGAGGCGGATGCCGAGGGTCGGTATTTCGGTCGTCGTCGGCACCTCGTCGGTGCCCTGGAAGACGAGATCGCGATTGCCTTCATCAAAGACGCCGCGCCCGAGATTCGCCGTCGCCGGAACGAGCCCGAAGCCTTCCCACATCGAGTCGGACGTGACGATGACGCCGCCCGCAGCCGGGAGAAATTGCGCTTGTTCGCCAAACGCATTTTCCCCGGCAAGCAGGACGGTCGCCGAGAAATCGACCGGCATGAACTATGCGCCGCGCCGACCGCTGTACAGAACCGCAGGCCGCGTGCAGATGAAAAGCGGATAGCTGTAGACTTCCATCCGCCACCACGCATTGCGATCACGATCAGGAATCGGGATCACGTATTGCGGCTTGCCCGGCGTATTGACCCACTGGAAACTCTCGCCGGGAGCGTAAGCGACTTGAAAAATTCCCGGCGCGCCGACCGGGAAAAATTTCACTTTGTCGGTGTTGACCGCGATGGTCGTCGCGTCGTCCGAGCCGCGATAGTTGAAGAAATCGATGCCGCCGAATCGCATCGCTTGGAAGGCTTGACCGGCGCGCAGTTCGGTCGCCGCCGCCCAATTGTAGTAAGTTTTCGTGACGTCGGGATGAGAGACGAGCGCATCCCAAAATGCGTCGCCGCACAGACCATAGACTCGAGTCCCCGTGACGAAGGCGCCTTGCGACGCGCGAGCCATGCCGCGCACGACGGCGTTGCACTTGGTGCGCAGCGCGCCCTCGACCGGCGAGGCCGCCGACAAGTCGAAGGCGATCTCGGCCGGTTGCGCGACTTGGAATTCATCGAACCAGTTGTAAATCGGCGTGTTGTCGGCGTCGTTGAGGATGCCTTGGATCGCGCCGAGGCGCATATTTTCCCAGGTATATTCGACGTTGCGCAGCAAGCCGGTCGGCCCGTTGAGACGGCGTGCGACTTCCGCCTGCACCATCATCAGTTCGGACTCGGTGCCGAACGCACGGATCGACTGAATCTCGTCAGCCATCACCGTATCTTCTTCGGCGATGCGTGGCACGTTGAACGAACGTGCGACACGCTTTTCGGTCGTGCGGTTTGCCAGCGGTGCGCCGCGCGGCGTCGTTTGCAAGAGCGTGAGTTTGCCCTGCCGTTCCTCGATAAAGAGAGCCTTGGTGCGGATCGGGAACGGATCGAAAATATTCAACTCGCCGAGACCTGTCGGCTGAAACGGCACCTTCTCGATGGCGGCCGTGAGTTGGATGGTGCTGAACGGGTCTTGCTGAAAAACGTCGAGGCTTGCCATTGAGATGTCCCTTTCGAATGTGTTGACGCAATTCGGCGCGCGGGATGAACCGCGCGCCGGTTGATCGAGTTCGGAAGTTGTTGGGCTTAGAGGCCGGTGCGGCCGATCAGGCTCACGGCATTGAAGGTCACGAAGACCGCGTCCTTCTGCGCTTGCGTGGTGACGCCAGCGCCCCACACAAGTTCGCCGAGATTGACTTCGGCATCGCGCACGATGAATGCCGCCTGCTTGTCGGCGCTCGTCGCATCGACGTCGCCGTAGAGGATACCGCCGCCCGTCTGCGAGCCATCGACCGCAGCCGGGTCGAGCGGCTTGAACTTCTTCGACGCGGTGATCTGCCCCATGACCGTACCCGCGAGCACCTTGCCCGAGCCCGAGGCGACAACGCCCTGGTGCCGCGAGCGGTGACCGCGCGCTTCCGAGATCAGGAAGCCGCCCATGTGCGGCTGCGTCTCGGTGATCGGCGTGACTTGCGGCACGCCGAGCGGATTGATCTCGGGATCGCCCGCCGCCTGTGCGATGGGAAAGCCGAGATCGTCGGTCTTCTCGCCGCGCGCTTCGGCCGCCGCCTTGCGGTCGGCGATCACCTTGTCGGTGTCCGCTTGCCGCGTGTCGGTTGCCAGCGCTTCGTTGCGCCGTTCCTCGTCAGTTTTCAGGCCGAGAAGATGCGCCGCATCCGTCTTCGCCTTGTCCTCTTTCGTCTGCGCAGCGGGCTTGGCCGCCGCCTTGTGCGGCTCGGCCTTGTGCGCGTCTTCTTTCGTCGGAGTCGTCATGTCGTTTGATCCTTTTCGAAGTTGCGAGGAATTCAGCCCGCCTTGCGCCGTTCACCGGCCTCGACGCTCGGCGCGAACGCTTTCGCCCACGACGCCTGAATCGCCGCGTTTGCACGCTGATCGGGCGCAATGGCGTCGTTCTCGTCGTTGACGACGTCGATGCGAGGGTTCGAGGCGCGGCGCGTGAGCGAAGCGGTCGAGCGGCCGATGTCCTTCAATTCGGCGATGACGTCGTCGGACGTTAGCGCCATGTTTCGCGCCGTCAGGCGCAACGCCAGATGCAAATTGGCGGCGGCGTGCGGCGACGAGAGAATGCGAACCCAGCGCGCATTCTCGGCGCGGCGGCCCTTGCGGAAAGCGCGGCGGGCATCTTCCTTGTTGTCCCGGTCGCTCTTTTCGTAGTCCTCGTTGTCGCTCGTGCCGCGCTCGGCGCGCTTCGCCTTTTTCTTCGCCTTCTTCTTGGCGTCCTTCTTGTCGTCGTCGGCGTCGTCGTCGTCATCGTCGTCGTCATCGTCGTCGCCGAATTCCATGCGCTCGGAATCGTCGTCCGACTCCATGTGATCGTCGGACGGGTCTTCGCCGATGTCGCCGTGCTCGGGCGAGTCGCTCTCGGAAAGCGGATAGTGCTTTTCCTTGTCGGGCTCGTCCTCCTGGCCCTTCTTCTTGCCGCCTTTCGCTTCGGTCTTTGGCCGGAAACCGGCGTACTGAGCGAACTGTGCGAAGCGCGCAGCAAATCCGCGCCCGCTCAACAACGGGTTATGCATCGTTCTGTCCTTTCGGTGTTAAGCGACTGCCTTTTGCAGCGCGCGGATTGCGCCGAGCGGCGACTTGATGTCGTCGGCGAAACCGATTTTGACGCCCTGTGCGCCCATGTACGTTGCAGCTTGGGTCGCGCGAACGGCCGAAGCTTTCATGTTGCGATTGCGCGCGACTGTATCCACGAACAACTCGCCCATCCGATCGATGTCCGATTGAAAACGCGCACGCGCTGTTTTGTTGAGCGGTTCGACGTCGGTGCCGTCCGACTTGCGCTCGCCGTACTGAATGACGGTCGGCGTCACGCCCATGTTCGAGAGGAAGCCCGACATATCCATGTGCAACATGATGCAGCCGACACTGCCGACGCCGCCCGTGCGCGGCAGGAAAACTT